AACGTATCCAGACTTTAATGACTAAGAAGTTAGCTGCACATGAGCCTAAGAACGAGATCAGTGATACATTAGATTTCGCTGCTTATGAAAAGGAAGAAGTACAAAGGGAAGTGGTGTTTGCACCTAATCCTGGGCCACAGACAGAGTTCCTTGCCTCATCTGAAAGAGAAGTACTTTATGGTGGCGCAGGAGGCGGTGGAAAAACTTATGCCCTTATAGCAGACGCTATGAGATACTTTGAAAATAGGAATTTCAATGGGCTTATTCTTCGTAGAAGCACTGATGAATTAAGAGAGATTGTTTGGAAAACCCAAGAATTATATCCTAAAGCATTTCCTGGTGCAAAGTGGGGAGAAAAGAAGTCTCAGTGGACTTTCCCAAGTGGGGCAAAGCTTTGGCTTACCTATCTTGAGCGTGATCAAGACGTGTTACGTTATCAAGGACAGGCATTTAGTTACATAGCTTTTGACGAGCTTACTCAATACCCAACACCATTTGCTTGGGATTATATGCGCTCACGTTTGAGAACGACTGATCCAGACCTTCCTATATTTATGAGGGCAACTACAAACCCTGGAGGCGCTGGGCATGGTTGGGTTAAGAGGATGTTTATTGATCCTGCTCCTGCAAACGAAGCGTTTGTTGCTACAGATTTAAGTAGTGGTGAACCTTTAGTATATCCAGAAGGACATGAGAAGGCAGGTCAGCCTTTATTCAATCGTAGATTTATTCCCGCAAAGTTACAGGACAATCCATATCTTATGGAAGGTGGGCAATACGAAGCTAACCTTTTGTCTCTACCAGAGAACCAGCGCAGACAGCTTTTAGAAGGTGATTGGGCAGTTGCAGACGGTGCAGCGTTTCCTGAGTTTAGACAATCCGTACATGTAGTAGAACCATTTGATATACCTCACAACTGGGTACGGTTTAGATCAGCGGATTACGGATATAGTTCGTGGAGTGCAGTTCACTGGTACGCAATTGATCCTGCATTCGAAACCTTGATTGTCTATCGAGAGCTATACTTATCTAAACATACAGGCAAAGACTTAGGTCGTGCTGTTTTAGATGCAGAAATGGGTGATAGTATTAAGTTTGGTATACTTGATAGCTCCTGTTGGCATAACCGAGGGCAGATAGGCCCAAGTATTGCAGAAGAAATGATTACAATGGGTTGCAGATGGCGACCAAGTGATCGTACCGCAGGTGCTAGAGTAGCAGGTAAGAACCAACTGCATGAAAGATTGAAGGTAGACGAAGATACAGGACATCCTGGTATCGTTTTCTTTAACACATGTAGACAAATCATAGCAGATTTACCTGTCATACCATCCTGCCCCAAAGGCTCAGACGATATAGATCAACGCTATGCCTCAGATCACACGTATGACTCATTACGTTACGGCTTAATGAGCAGACCTAGATCTCTTTCACCATTCGATATGGGTAGAGGCGTACCCGAAAGAAACTACAAACCATCAGATTCAACATTTGGATACTAAAATATGGCATTAATGGATAAACCTACTGATACGAACCCTGAAGATAGCATGGAATCTACCAATGTAGTATCTTTGGATGAAAGCGGAGATGTTGAACAAGAGAACTTAGAGTATTCTAGGCTATCCGAGTACGTTTCTGATCAATTTAGACGATCAAAAGACCACAGATTGCAAGATGAAACCCGTTGGTTATCCTCTTATCGCAATTATCGAGGCATTTATGGCCCAGAAGTACAGTTTACTGACACAGAGAAGTCACAGGCATTCGTTAAAATCACCAAAACTAAGGTTTTAGCTGCATATGCACAGATGACAGACGTTTTGTTTGCAGGATCTAAGTTTCCCATTGGCATGGAAGCCCGTAGATACCCAAATAATGTGGCTGATAGCGTACATTTTGACCCAAATGCTCTTACAGATGAAAAAGTTAAAGAAAAAACGCAAGTAGACTACAAAGTACCTCGAAATATCGTCCGTCCAGAGATTGCACGGGATTTAGGTCTATACCAAGACAAGCTAGAGCCTATTAAAGATGATTTAGAGGCAGGTGCGGGTACAAATCCAGGTTCTATCACGTATGAACCAGCAAAACGTGCTGCACAACTGATGGAAAAGAAGATGCACGACCAGTTGGAAGAAACCAACGCCGATAAGCATCTACGATCTGCTGCATTTGAGTGTGCATTGTTTGGTACAGGTATTATCAAAGGGCCATTTGCCTATGATAAGGAATATCCACGCTGGGACGACGAAGGTAACTACGATCCTATCATGGAAACGATACCAAAGCTTGAATATGTAAGTATTTGGGATATGTATCCTGATCCTGACGCTAGAAACATGGCAGAAGCAGAATATGTAGTGCAGCGCCATCGTTTAAGCCGTTCACAGCTACGAAATCTAAAGAAACGCCCACATTTCCGTGATGAAAGCATAGAATTAGCTATTGAATATGGCCCTGACTATACAAGAGAGTACTGGGAAGATGCACTAGAAGATCACACACAATCAGACACTATTGAGCGTTTTGAAGTGATTGAATACTGGGGTATGATGGATTCAGAGTTAGCAGAAGAAGCTGATCTGAAAATACCTAAACAATTTAAAGATCGTGACCAGATGGAAGTCAATGTCTGGGTCTGTAACGGTCAAATACTACGATTAGTCCTAAATCCATTTACACCAAGCCGTATTCCATTCTGTGCAGTACCTTACGAGCTAAATCCTTACGGATTATTTGGCATCGGTGTTGCTGAGAATATGACTGACACACAATTACTGATGAATGGGTTTATGCGAATGAGTGTGGATAATGCTGCACTATCAGGCAACCTGTTGATTGAGATTGATGAAACAAACCTAGTACCTGGACAAGACTTATCTGTGTACCCTGGCAAAGTGTTCCGCAGACAAGCGGGTGCGCCTGGTCAAGCCATCTTCGGCACAAAGTTCCCTAACGTATCTAATGAGTTGCTGATGATGTTTGATAAAGCACGTCAGCTATCAGATGAGAGTACAGGCATACCGTCTTTCTCTCACGGACAAACAGGTATCACAGGTGTAGGTCGTACTGCTTCAGGTATGTCTATGCTTATGGGTGCTGCGGCTCAAGGTATTAAGACAGTGGTGAGAAACGTAGATGATTATCTACTAGCACCATTAGGCAAGGCATTGTTTAGCTTTAACATGCAATTCAACTTCGACAAGCAATTTGCTGACGGTGATCTTGAAGTAAAAGCTAGAGGTACAGAAAGCTTGATGCGGAATGAAATCCGTAGCCAACGCCTACTACAGTTTATGCAAATGACGCAGAACCAACAAATGGCCCCGTTTGTTAAATACGATTATGTACTTCGTGAACTGGCAGCTTCAATGGATCTTGATGAAGATAAGATTTTGAACGACCAACGTGAAGCAATCGTACAAGCTAAGATGATGGCTGAGATACAAGCGATGATGCCACCACCTCCACCGCAAGCTGCACCTGCTGAAGGCGCACCTAACCCTAGTGATCCTACAGGTAATGGTGGTGGGAATATAGCACCAGGATCAGCACCCGAACCAGGCGCACCAGGATTTACTGGAGCAGGTGGTGGAGACAATGGCGGTAATGAACCAGCGCCAGCTAATGCACCACAGCAACCACCAGTACAATAATGGATAAAAAATTATACCGTGCGCTGCTTATGTTGGTGAACGATAAGAAATCAATGGAACTTCTAGTGGAGTATGCAGAAGCAAAGATCGCCCTGCACCATAAGCAACTAGAAGCCTCAAAAGATCACCACGACATTCTAAGAATACAAGGCGCTATTGCTGAGTTGCGTAGATTTAAAACACTTCGTGACGAAGTAGTTAAGGGAGCTGAATAATGAATACGAATGCTAGAAAAGTTAAAGG